GGTGAACCATTGTTGTATAAGGTTACTGCACCGCCATTGATAGCTTGTAAATAATTTTGTGTGCCATTTGGAATCTGCATTTCAATATTGGCTGCTTGGATTTTTAAGTTACCTGTGCCTGTTTCTTTTATGACACTATGGTTGTTTCCAGACTCATGGTAAATTTGTAAATCTGCATCAGCACCAAGCTCTACCTTTTGACTGTCTGGAATTCTTATAGTGTGTGAAAAATCAAAATTATCAAAATTAGTATTCCAAAGAATAGTCGCATCATTACCTACACTTACAGCATCTTGAATAGTAATACCTGCACCATTAGCTGAAGCAGATGAATCACCTGTTGAATAGTTTAGGGTAATGTTTTTGTCTTTTACGTTTAGATCATCTGTGTTTACAGTTGTTGTAGTGCCTTGTACTGTTAGATCCCCAGTAACAACCAAGTTGGCCATTTGTGAATTGCCAGTAGAGGTAATTGCACCAGAGTTGATAGTACCTAAAGTGACATCATCACTATTTTCTATTTTTGTGCCTAGTTGTGTTTGTATGCTACCTGTTACACCATCTACATAATTTAATTCAGTAGCAGTTGCGGTAATTGCTGTACCGTCTATAGATAATACATCTACCTCTGCTGTTCCTGTTACATCTATGCCTGTGTTTGTTGTGGCTAGTTTGGTAAAACCATTGTAATAGAGTCTTACTGCTCCATCATCTGCACAATGTATATAATTAGTTCCATCTGTAGCTTCTAATAATAAATTGGTTGCTTGTAATTTTAAATCTCCTACACCACCATCATAAATATAACTATGACTGCCATCATGGTAAAGCTGTAAATCATTACTGCTACCTAGTGCTATACGACTATTATCATCCCATCTTGTAATCAACTGACTTGCAGTTGCTTGGCTTCCATCTAATCTAAAATATATAGCAGAGCTTCCTGAACCATCATCAGACCAAAATCTTATATCTGTGTCATCTGCAAAGTTTTTAAAATCAAGGTTTCCTGTGTAGTTTGAAAACACAGAGTTTGTTCCGTTGTGTAGTATTCTTAGATCATTGCCAGTGCCAAAGTTTGCAATTTTTGAATCTGCAAAGTTTATTTGATTTGCGTTTAAATTAACTTGAGTACCAGTAGAACTAAAAATTGCATCAAGAGTGTCTAAGTCAGCGTTAAGCGAAATACCCCAGGTATCTTCTGCTGCACCTGGTTCTGGTTTTGTTAAGTTTAGATTGGTTGTATATGTATCTGCCATTTAAGCTGCCTCTTGTTTATCAAGTGTTTCCCAGTTCGTAGATGGATTAGTTGCGTCTGTCCAAGTATTGCTAGGAGCTGTATTTTCTGTCCATGTTGCTGATGATACAACTATCTCTTGCCAATTCTCACTACCAACAACTTGGTCTGTCCAGTCTTCGCCTGGAACTATTATGTCTTCCCATTTTAAACCACCGACTGCATTAAAGCCACTTGTTTGGTTGATGGTGGCTTCCATCTTCTTAAATACTTCAGACTGTGCAGACACGTTAGATACTGCTGCAATAGTTGCTTTACCTAGGTCTGCGTCTTTTGCTATCGCTATAACATTAGATGTTGCAGCTATAGTTGCAGTTGCTTGATCTATCTGTGTTCCAAGAGCATCAAAGTCTGATACAGCTTGAATGGTTGCAATGGCAACAAGTTTTCTACTACCAATACTTGTAAAGTTAGTAACCGCCTGTATGGTTGCAGTTGCTATATCTGTGTCAGCAGCAACAGCTAAGAAGTTTGTGGTTGCCTGTATGGTTGCTACACCTGATACAGTATTTCTAGCGGTTGCGCCAGATGTTGCGGATACGGTTGCTTCAGCTTGAAAAGCTAAATCGTTATATTTTGACCTGGAATAATAGCCTTTGTTATAGCCTATGCTGGCCATGACGTTAAGCTAATGTTACGTCTAAATCACCAGCGTTAAATCTAAATACATCTCCTGTGCTTACAGTCTTGGAAGCGTCTAGGTTAGCATAAGCTAATAAGTTTCCAGATGATGATGCGTCTAAAATACCAACCGCTACTATAGTTCCCAAGTCTGCTGTAGCAGTGGGATATTCAATAGCTGATGGGTTAGTTGCGGTGGTTGGGTTTGTTCCAGAAACATTAAATGTGCTAGATCGTCTTACATAGCCACCGCCAGATACTTCAGTTCCACCGCCTGTATCAGTTGGTGCTACTGTATATAAAGCAACATACAATGTTGTAGGTGCTGTATAAGCATTGCCACCAAAGACATGCTCTAAGACCTTGTCTTCTAAATAATCACTAAATCCAGCCATTCTATTCTCCTAATTATTTTTAAAAATATAAGTATTTCTGCCAGTTTTGCCGTAAGTTTTTCGTCTTTGCATTAAAGATCCCTTACCAAACTCTGCCTTCTCTTGTTCCATTCTAATCTCTTCTATGGCCTTTTCAAACTGTGATGAGAATAAAGCAACCCTGTCATCTTCCATAAGAAATATAGAGGCATGCTTTAAAGCGCCATATAAGTATGCGTCTGGATATGATGTAGAAATAAAATTCGTTGTATTCGTATCACTTAGCGCATCTATAGAGCCGTAGTATGTTAATTGTAACGTATAACTTGAGTCTGGTGTAGGTGCTAATTCAATTGTGTTATCTACCAATGCAAAGTAAACAGGCTGTCCTGTAGCATTACCTTTGCTTTTTCTGTACACATCCATTGATTCTATAGACTGTTGGAACAATGGGCTAAAGTCGTTGCTATCTATTTGCACATTGATAGCTTCTAACCAATCAGTTGGTAATGATAAATACTGGCCATCTGCTGTTGCAGTAGCTCTTTTTACCATGTCTTTATTTCTTAATCTTCTATTTAACTCTGCCTCTGTTGCATCAATGAAAAAATCTAACTGGTTAGTCAAATCAGATCTGTTTAAGAAATTAGCAATATTAGTTTTTAATTCATCGTATGTCATACTTTACCTTTCCATGTTCTAAATGGTTTGTTGTCTGAATGGTTTAACCAGTCTTTCCATTTTGCTGAATCTTGCGCCCATCCTTCTCTTACAGCTCTTTGATATACAATCATTGGAACTTCTGCTATATGTCTAAGATCTTTACCTGGAGCTTGTTCAGACAATTTTTTTACATATTCTAAAGTTGGATTAACATCCTGTTTAGTATGGTATATAAACTTATTATCTTCTGTTGCAAATACAGATTTAAAGTTTTTTTTATGATCTATTACTGTGGTTTTTGCCATGCTTAATTTTAGCACAAAAAAAAGGGATGCCGAAACATCCCTTAAAGTTATTGACTAACTCTACTAAGTAGTTAAGTCAGCAACGATGCCGTGTGCAGCTTCGTTACCTACTTCTAAACCATACTCAACAAGCAACATTTTTGTTACTGCATCCCCTACTGTAGCGATATCAACTGTTTTAAAGTCTCTTAGGTAAGAAACTTTAGCATATTCTGGATCTACTAATAATAGTGATCTATCTCTACTGAAGTTAGATGGTACGATTTTTAGCTCGCCAAAGTCTGATGCGTAAATAGAAACAGAAGCTTCTACTGTGTTTGCATCAACAAATTGTCTAGCCTGAGATCTACCTGTGAAACCAGAAATAACTTGCTTGTTTACTGGACCACAAATCGCTAGTGAAGGCTCACCACCGTTTTGGAAGCAAGATTGTAAAACTGACTTTAATAAAGGTTCAGTTAAAGCTCTTCTGTTACCAGTTGTTGCGTCAGTTGGAGCAACACCGTCACCACCACTTGCACCACCAGTTCCTCTTGATACGTTTGAAGTCATCCAAGATTCAAAACCACCAGTTACCCTAGCTTGAGTATTACTACCAGTTGTTCTAGCACCTTTTTGACAAAGAGCTGTTTCCATATCTCTTTTCAAAGCTTTAGCCATAATAGCTAATTGGTGAGCCATTTCTGACTTTTTACCAGCAGGATCACTTGTTTCTTGAGAACCAGATACTGTTGCATCTCTTTTTGAGATCATTGCAACATTAGTTTTTCTTACTGTTGCAGTAGAAGCAGATGTTGCACCGTCTAATCTGAATCCTTCAATTTCACCAGTTGCATCTACTGTTGGTAGAGCTTCTGTTTGCCAATCAAAAACTACGTTCTTAATTGAGTTTTTACCGATTGATGACATAAAAGGCGTTGCTGTTGGAGAAATGTTATAGATAACATTACTTAATTGTTCTCTATCAGCCTGCGCATCATATGTATCAAAGACATTATTTATTTGAGCCATGATATTTTCCTATATTTAAAATTTATATTAATTGTTCAAAAACTTTAGCTGCGTCTTGCAATTTGCCAGACTTAGCTAATCTTTGTTTTGCTCTCTTTACAGGTGCTACCGATTTTCTTTTGTTAGCAGTACCAGGCCTTGCAACTCTAGCTGGTGCTTTTTGTGTTGGTTTTTTCTTGACAGTTTCAGCAATTTTATCACTTAACCATGCCTTTCTTAAACCAAGTAAAGCTCTCCAGTCATATACAGAGTTGACCTCTTCTTGGGTATATCCCAAGACCTCAGTTGCATAAGACGCAATCTCAGCTTTTTCTTTATTGGCAACCTCTTGGTTTTGCCATTCTGGAATAACCTCAAGTAGCTTTGTTTGTCCCTCTTCAACTTGTTGTTGAATAAGTTTTTGCTGTTCTACAAATGACTCTTGTTGGAGTCTTTGTTGTTCAGCTTGGACAGCCTCTAGCTTTTGCTTTTGCTCATTCCAAACTTGCTGTTGTCTTACATAACCAACTGGATCATCTTCATATAATGAGTTCCAATCTGGCTCTTCGCCCAAAGCACTATTCAACTGTGCTTCCATTTTCGGTAATAACTGCGAATAGATCGCATCCCTTTGCTCTAACTCTGATTGTTTCTGCTCAATAGTTTTACGCTGCTGAGAGAGTTCTTGAGTTTTACGCGTATAATCTTGCTGACGAGAATATCCGTTGACGAGTTCCTCTTGCGTGACTTCTACCTCTTGGCCATCTACCTTTACGGTAAATGTTTGAAGTTGCGGAGCTTCCTCTTCAACATCTGTGTGTTCATCTTCAACCTCTTCGCCATCTTCTAACTCATCTATAATTTCTTGATCTAATTCATCTTCAACAAATTCAGAATCATCTTCAATGACTTCTTCTTGTGCCACATCTTGTTCTTCTAAAACATTCTCAACATTATCCTCTTCAGGTGTTAACATGCTTTCAAACGCAGACGCAGCTAATTCTGTGTCGCTTTGTAAAGCAGTCGGTTTTCCGTTATTGCTCATAAATACTCCTTAAATGTATTTATAAGTATTTTATATCAAGAATGTGTGAAAAGGGAAGTATTAACCAATATTTCTAATTTTGTTAATATTTGCTTTAGTGAGCTTTCCTTTCTCTGCAAGGATGCGCAGATGTCTTTCAACCTCTGGCAATAGTAATAAAGACCTGTGTAAGTCTTCTCTGATGTTTACATCTTTTATATCTCTGGAATTTAACCAATGAGTTATGTACTCATTTTTTAAGTTTTCCATAGCATTTTTAAAGACATCTGATTTAAGTAATATTTCTGCTTGTTCTGCCTGTACGGCTTCTTCGTGTGTAATAGACATTATCTAAATAAGTTTATAGGTGGTAAAGATCCCCTGGACATTGGTCTGCCGTAAGCGCCCTGGCTTTCCATTCTATAGTCTTGGGGTTGTAGTAAAGACTGTGGAGGTGTTTGTATTGGCGCTCCTGGTATTTCTGGGTGCGTCAATAGTGAAGGTACTTGTATATGTGTTTGTCTTGTAGGCGGTGCTATGGGCGGTGCTATTGGTACTGGAGTTTCTCTTGGTTGTTGAGATATACCACTAGCCATAATGTTTGCTATAGGCTGTTGTATAGACATTGGCTGGTCAACCCTAGCCATAGCTTGTTTTTCTACAGGTAAATAGTTTGGCTTTGGTGGCATAAAATAATTACCAGAGTATGCCATTGGAGGAGTTTGTTGAAAGTTTGGGATCTCTCCCATTTGTCCTAGTCTTGTTTGAAAAGCGCCTTTACTCATATTAGCCTGTTATTAATCTATCCATTTTTTCGTCTAGTTTATCTAAACGGTCTATAACTCTATCTATGCTTATTGCAAATTCCTCTTTAGTAACGTATTTGCTAGCAACCTCTTCGCGAGTCTTGTTTACCAGTATATCAATTCTTTTGGTTTCTGTCGCGTTGGACCTAATGCTATGAATGATTGGCATGATTACAAGTGTAATCATTACATTCCAAAATAACAATGTAGTAATGTCCATCATCAGTAGCTCCAAATGTGAGGTCTTGGTCTGCCGTTTGCATCCTTAGATATATCCAAGTGTATAAACCTCGCATCTCCTTTTTGATTAACCCCAACTCCAGTAAAGCCATAGTCGGTAGCTTTTGATAATACTTGTAAAGCCTGGTTGCCTCTTAAATATATGTCAGCTGCTAAACCTAAAGCGTGCGTGCCTGGGGCGGATTTATTCTTTTCTATAGGATGATCTGCACATCTATAACCGCTTGTAATCTTAAACGGAAATCCAACTTCTGTTCTCAGCAATTGTAGCTTATCAACAAGTTCTTTTTCAATCTTGTTTTCTCCGCAATGCTTGCAAGCGAACTCTTCTAAACTAAAATTCTCCCAAGTCATTTTGTTAGCCCCTTTGTCTTTTCATAAGATCTCATTCCGCCAAGGCCAAGCATACCCATGAGGACAGGTAGCATCGTTGATGTATCTGCTTGAGGTACGACAATACCAAAAGGTGCAGCGAGAGGACTGATAAGAAAGTTAACTGCAAAACCTGCAACACATATCCATGCTGTAGCTGGTCGCCAAGATGATTGAAACCAATTACCTTTGGCTTCTTCTTTGTTGACTTCTATTTGTGCTTTTGCTATTTCGTGAACATGCTTTTCAGACATGGTTGCAATTTCGTGAGCTATTTGCTGTCTTTTATCTGCGTCTGGAATGACCTTATTAAGTATCTTCGTTACTGGTTTTATCAGTTTTTCTATCATTGTGTAATCCTATAAAGTATTCAGCGTCCACCAAAGCCAACGGCTTGGTTCTGTTTCTCTTTATTATAACCAAAGGTTCATAACCTTTACAGTTTTCTTGCGATTGTTCGTATGCTTTCCACACGTTTACCGCTTCTTGGTTCTTACACTCTATAGAATATGGAAACTGTCTTCGGGATAGAACTCCCATGATGACATCTTCTCCATTAGATCCCATTGGCCTGGATTCAAGATCTTCTGGATCAAAGCCCAATAGTTCAATGAGTTTATCTACAACCCATTGTTGTAAAGCTCTGCCCTTTGCCTTTGCAGACGATGGCCTCACTTTTTCTTTTTCTTGTACGTTACTTTTTTACCAGCTTTTTTAGCTGCTACTTTGGCTGCTTTCATACCCTTTGATGTGTATGAGAATTTTTTATTTCCTACTTTTGGCATTTTTTTTTCCTTGTGATTTTAAGAACTGTTTATTTGCTTGTCTCTGTAAAGATCTTTCTAAAAGTTTATCTATTAATTTGGATATTTGCTTCACTTACCTTTTTTCATTTTATTACTTATCCACATGTTTTTAACAAGTGATGGTTTTTTACCAAACTTTTTATCTGCTTGTGATTTTGCAGAAGAGTAACCTTTCTTGCCTTTTAAGGTTGTCTTCTTGCCTTTGTATTTCATATCCCATACGTCTACCATTTTTTACAACTCCAATATCTTGCGGTTAATTTACTAGGTGGATTGGTATCACATTTATGCCTAGCGCGAAAAGACTTACGCCTTTTTGGTTGGTCTTTTTTTATGGTCATTTTAGGATCTCCAAATCTTATCAGTCTAATCTTTTCACCAACTTTTGCTAATACAGCAAATTTCTTAGACTTTCCTGGTGTCCTTTTTGGTTTGTTATAACCAGCGAATCGTTCTCCTCTATATGTTAATGCCATTAGTGTATTGATCTTTCTTCAAAATATATTATTTCTGCATCTTGAGTGACCTCGCCTCCAGACATAAGGGACATTATCTTTAATGCTCCTGCTCTGTCTTTTGCTCGTATCTCTTTACCCACATAAACCATGTCGTCAACAATCACCTCAATATCAAAAATTTTGTGGTGGGACATTTCCTGTAAATAATCCTTGAGCTTGATCTTTTGCACTTTGCCTCATGTTTTCTCTGTCTCTTTCCATAATAGCATTTATTTCTGCAACATTGATCTGTGCGCCGTATTTAGCTTGCATTTCCACAACCTTAACTTTAAGTTGAGCCTCTTCAATATCTCTTTGTCTGTCATCGTCCATGATAATCTTCATTCTGTCTGTTTCAGCGTCAATCATAGCCTTCTGAGCAGTAACCTGTGCCTTCTGCATTTCTGCTTGAGCGAGCATTTCCTCTGGTGAGGGCTTACTATCTTCTTGTTGTTGCGGTGGCATAGGCGGAACTTCTGTATTTATAAAAGATGATGAGTCTTTAAACCCAGCCATTTCTATCATTTTAGTTAAAGTATTAGCATATTGCTGTAATGAAACCAATGGGTTTTGAGGCCCTAGTAATTGCATGATTTGCTCTTGTTTTTGCGCTACATTTTGTAGAACTGAGAACTTTTCTTGGTCTGAAGACTTAGATATAGCTACATTTACTACGATATCCTTATCATTATCCCAGTATCTTGGATCTACTGGCACGAATTTATTGTTTAACCTGTACACATCTTGCGAATTTTGGTGTTTTATCACCAGGTTATTAACAATTTTAAACATATCTTTGAGTCCACCCTCTGCAAAATGTCTGCAAATAAGTTCTACTCTTCCTTGTGCGCCACTCATAGTAGCCGATACAGCTTGTGAGGTGCTAGATTGTAGAGCGTCTGCGTTAAGGCCAGCTGATGCTTTAGATACGCCAGTTCTATTTTCCTTGGCTTCGTCCAAATATCCTAATACTGGGAACGCTTCTTTACCCACAAACGGCACAGCAAATGGTTGTACCATTCCTGGCGCACGCATCCTAATAGGTTGCCCTATGTCGGTGTTTAGTACATCATCTATGTTTACTTGTCCTTCAACAATACCCATGCGTGGGAAGATTGAATGACCTAGCGAGTCTAACGTATCACGCATGATTTGTGACTTAGCTGCCTGTATTGGTTTTAGGTAATCAGCAGGACATGATCCTATTGCTGTGTGTGGTTCTGGATCTGGACAGAACATACATATTGGTAGTTCGTCCCAAGGCTCTACGTTTACAACATGTATGCCGTTGCCGATAGTGCAAACCCTAACTCTTTCGTCTATGCCGTCTCCGTCATAATCATAAAATAAGTAATGCTCTACATATAAAACATCTTTCCCGCCTGAGTCTGAGCGGTTTGGATATACCATATTGTCAAATGGGTTTCTTGCTTCTATCTCTTCGTATGCTTCTGGATCTACCGCGCTTCCGCCGTAGCCAGCATGCTGTTCTACTTCGTCTTGGTCGTAACCCATTGCAACTAAATCAGATACAGACTTAATCATTCTATGAGCAACATAAGACGAAGACTCAAGATCCCGTGCGTGCCTAGATAGCAATACCTCTTCTGGTGGTATAGCCTCTATACATACTTGGTTCTTTTCTTTCAGTCTTCTGATGGTAAGATCATAACTTGCTGGTATTTCCTGGGTGACTTCCTCACCGCTCATAGGATCTATCACAGTCATGCTTTCCATTGTGACTGACTCTTCTACAATTTCCACGTCTTTGTCTATGATTAATGCCTGGTAAGATTGCGGATCTAAATTTGTATATTCGTGTGTGGTAGCAACAATACTGTCATCCCAGAATACTTTTACAAAACCAGTCTTTCTAACTAGAGCATCTTTAAACGCATCATACAAAACTTTAAAACCATTATTTTTTTGCTGGATAATATAATTAATATAATCAGTTTGCTGTTCGGCAAGTTGGATATCCTCTGGACCTTTAGGTACAAACTCTACAACTTTTTTAGTGCCAAAGAAGGTGCGCATGATAGACGGCAACATAAACAATATGCTCTCTCTAACATCGGTAGATATGAACTCTGACTGTAACGAGCTAGTTCCCTCTGGCGAATCACCTAAATAATATTCTGTTGATTCAGCTCTTTCCGCGCCAACCATGTGTATAAAATCACTAGCATCGTCCATCTCTGATTTAAGAACGCCTGCTAGGGTTTCTATGTTATTGTCATCTATATCTTTTGCCATAAATTATCCTATTCTGATTATCCTAGACTTCAGTGGTTTTTTGAAATTATAACCTAAAAAGTTAACGCTTCCACCAAAACTTGCAGCGGAGGATGCCATGGTCAATGCAAGTGCATCTGCCTTGTCTGGCGATTTAATCCCGCGCTTGCGCATTTCGTCTTTGGATTCTATTTTTATTTTACCAGTAGAAGTGTATTTATAAAGTGGTGCAGCTAGTTCTGCGACTAACTCGTCATCGTGTGGCAATCTGCAATCACGTTGCGTTAGCCAGTCTTTAATAGCAAACCATAATTCCGCACGCAAGTTTAAATAATTTTTTTTGCTAGAAGGTGCTTCAGCGACATTGATCCCACGCACGGGCAGGTTCTGCTCCGCAAGCCTATCCACCACGCCTGCGCCAAGTCCGATTACATCTACCAATATTTCTTGTGGTCTTTCAATAGCAGTACATTCATCAAATTTATTTTTTATCACGCCACACAATTGCATAAGATCCATAGACTTAAATGACTTAATACTCATTACATGGTTTCCCTGGCGTATACACAGCGCAGAGTTATCACCGCCGAATCGCGCTACATCTAGTCCCCACAAAATCGGTGCGTTAGCAGTTAGCGAGACATCCCTATCAATCGCTGACTTAACCAATCCCATTGGTATTACAGTATCATCATCCGCGGATGGAAACTCGCCCATCACCTCCACGCGCGCGACGGTGGAATCTTCGCCGTACTGCTCAATCATCGTTTGGAATAGTTTTTGGTCTGTGCCTTCTACGGTGCGCGAGTCTATCTGTTCGTTTTTCCAGAAGGATTGCTTGGAGTTAAAGCTGTCGTAGAATGGCCCAGTGTTTCGGCGCGGGTTGGAGAAGGTGAACCAGTACCTATCGCGCGTGGGTTCGGAGAAGAAACCCTCGGAGACGGAGTAGATAGGAGCGGGGATACCCGAAGCTTCATCCATAATCAAACATACGCCGTATGATGAGTGGATGCCTGCAAACGCATCTGGGTTTTCCTCGCTCCATAACTGTGCTTGCGCGTAGTAATAACCAGTATCTATCTTAAGGTCATTAATCAGCGCATCTTCAAACCATTGTGCGGGTTTAATCGTGGTGGCAGTCTTGGTAAACCAATGAGAGTTTATAGACAGCGTGAGCCATTTGCCAAGTTCCGCCCATGTTCTTGAGCGGAGCTGTTGTTCGGTGTTAGCGGTAACGATAATGGTTGACCCCAGGCGCGTGGAGAGCATCCATAGAATGATCCATGCGACTAATGCAGATTTACCAATACCACGACCTGATGCTACGGCTAGTCTAAACATCTCTGGTAAATCTAATACGTTGTTACGCTCAATGTGTATTGCCATTTCTCGCAAAATTTTCTCTTGCCACTTTCTTGGTCCTTTGAAGTCTTCAAGGGGGGTGTCTTTCTGTCCCCATGGGAAGACATACTTAACAAAGTTTACTGGGTTGTCTTTGATTGGTCCTGACCATAGTTCGGTCATGAGTTCTTTTTCTAGTTTTACGCCGTATTTCATATTAAAAAAAAATTAAAAAATTTTAGTTGAGTAGTTATACATATATCACCACCGCCACACAATCAAAGGGGGGGTCAAATGCGATATTTTAAGAGCTTGCATTAGTTAAAAAGGGAGTCTAAAAAACTATGCCCGCATCTAACCCCGTTATTATTCATTC